ATTCAGGGCAAGTAGGGTAGCCGGTATAGTCATATACCTCGCCACAACTCTCGCATACGCTTATTTTAATTTTATTGCTCCGAATGATTGAAATAAAAAAAGCCCACGTTTTAAGTGAGCTTTTATGGAACATATAGATACAATTATCCCACAACTGCGATTATACTAAATTTTGAGATGCTTGTGTATTATATTTTAGGCATTTATACGTCTGTCTGCAATGGTAAGTAGATTGTCAAAGGCTAATTCTAATTTAAATTCATAAGCAAATGGTTTTCTAGTCTTTAAAAACCTACAATAAATTGCATCTTGCTGTTCTGAAGGCAAACTGTGGATAATAACGTCTATAATATGCACATTTTTTAAGTCTTGTGCTGACACCATATCCTCAAACGCATCTGCTGTAGATTCACCACCTGAACTCATGCCTATAGACTTTTTAGGGTAGCCTAACTTATGACTATCATGTGACTTCATGTATAAAGCCCAATCTTCGCATATACACAATAAACGATCCATTGTTATCATTCATCCCACCTTGTTCTAAAATGCCACCATTTTTTGCGTAGCTTTTCTATTTCAGCATAAACTCTTTTATTTTTATCAGAGCTTCTTAATTTAAACCAGCGTCTTAATAATAATTTATTGCCAACTCGTTTAGCACCATAATTAATCAAGATTTAACTTTTTCCTCTATTAGTCTAGCAAATCTAATCATACGTTCTATGGTAATTGGCTCGTATCCAGTTGGATACACTTTTCTGTATATAGCAATAATATCTTCTTGTGTCATGTTCCTATTTTTACTCCTTCGCCACCTAATGTTGTATGGCCAAATGACTCTTGATCTGTGTTAAATCTTAAATTATGTTTAGCGTCTTTTTCGTTATAGACTTGCGAACCTTTTATCTGATCTTCCGTAAAGTTTACTTTGTGACCAAATATATCTTGCAGTAATGGTGGTTTAGGTTTGTAGTAATATGCAACATCATTTATTTTGTGTGATGAAAGCTGTTCTTCATTTCTAAGTCTAAACATTACCCATTTAATTCTGTTGTAATGTACATCTAATTTTTTAGACATTTCTTGGCAAGTCATTTTATCCTCACCAATAGCTTCCATTACAGCATCTTTATATTGATAATAATAAGATTCTGTTGTTTTTATCAACTTACATCTTTCACTTTACAATGCCACTTGCGTTTATCATCTTGATGCCAACCATGTACATGAATAGTCCAACCTGCTTCACGCACAGCAGCTACATATTCATTATCGGCTATTTTATTTACTCTCGCTGACATATTAGTAGCGGTTGTAGTCTGAATAGCTAATACTTCTTTACCTTTTAAAGCTAATATATCTATAAAACCAAATAAATCTTGTCTAATACGAGCAAAAGCATTCCAATGCTCAACTATTGCTACAGTGTATCCTTCTTCTCTTAATTTTTTAAGACTTAGTTGAGTTGGACTTGTTGCCAAATTGTTCTCCATTAGGTTTAGATACGCCATCTATAAAACGCTTTTCTACTTCGCCTGTAGATTTGTTTAATTCATATTCTGGTAAAATTTCTAATCCTACAGGTTTCATTTGATCCCATTCTTTATCATAATGTAAACCATCATTACCATTTTGACCCACAGTATCTATACGAGATAATTGTTTAAATATTTCTTCATTATCTTTTACAGTTTTAGCCAATTCTTCAAATGTTTCTTTACGTCTAAATATACGATCAAAGTTTTCTTCAAACGCTTTACTATTCATGCGTGATTGTAATACATCACCTGTAATATCATTTTTAGATGCCATAGTTATTCCTCGTTACAAGCATTGACTACAAATTGACATGCAGCTTCAAAAGCTACAAATATGACTGCAAATGGTAAAAAGCATATGCCAATAAAACCTACTAAATATTTCATTTTACTCCTAAATGGTTGTTAGTAAATAACCAACCTATAGTTTTTCTATGCGCTTCTTCCCATGCTGCTATTCTATCATGTTTATCTAACATTTTATCATTATCTATCATGTGATGGCATTGGTGGCATAAAAAAGCTATACGATAATCATGGGCTTTTATAGATGTGCCTTTACCATCTCTTAATTGATTACTATGTGCAGCTACTACAGTTCCATCTTGCATAGAACACATCATACATGGTGCACCGTCTGCTAGTTTAAGTAGTTTAGGGTTTCTATAGTTCATAAATCCCAACCCCAACCCATAGTTTGAGCCCAAATTTCTATTTGATGTTGATATTCTGCCATTTCAGAAACTGTCAATTTTGTACTTGATTTTATAAGTTCTACTGATGTACCTGCTATTTCAGTTTGATAACGTAAAAATTTATAACCCATAAGCTCATGGATGCGGTCTTTTTCTATACCAAGATGATTACCTATGCTAGTATAAAGTTCCCATAACCTTTCGTTTTGCTCTAAGCTACGATTTGCTTTAGCTTCTACAACTGTAACACGCCAACGTTTTGTCCAATCAAGATTTGTTAGTTTCTCTACTAACCCTACTAAATTGTCTTTTGTTAAACTCCACTTGAGCATGATCCCATCCTTTGCTTTTAAATGTTTGTCCGTCTTTAGAAGTAGCTCTATATTCTACGTTACCAAAGTGCTTTTGAATAGATTTTAAAAATTCATTTATTGTCATTTTGGACTCTCCTTATATCTTAAACCTTTTGGATCAAACCAAAAGTTAAATTTGCCTTCAAACTGAAAATTGCGCTGTTTTTGCACAAATGCCATAGCATCTGGAATAACTTTTATTTCTTCTGGATCAGTTTTAGGATCATCACGCATTTGTTCTTTTCTTTTATTTCTCCAAATGCAAATTATATTATCACAAAGGTTTCTAATATGAGAACTTCCTAATATGTGTGTAGCATCTGGTATTTCTGATTCATCAGCCATTTTTCGTGTATGAGCTACTAAAAAAATATGTATATTTAAATCTCTTGCTGTAACTGCTAAACGATCTATAAATAATTTTTGAGCTTCATATTTTTCTTCAGAAATATCTGCCATTTTCATTAAACTATCTATAACAAATACTTCAACATTTAAAATATGTTTACCATAATATAATGTTGCTATCATGTCATCAGATGTAGTAACACCTAACTGATCGTAAATGTATAACTTCTCTGCTGCACGATTACAAAATTTAGTTATAAATTCATCTGTTGGTTCGTTTGAACCTAATGTTTGAGTTATCATTCTTGCTAATGTAAGTACAGGACGCATCTCAAGTGATGCAATTAAACACTTTGTATTTTTCATTAAATTTAATACAACTTGAGAAAGCCACATACTTTTGCCGTGACCTGATACGCCGGTCAAAATTGTAACCTCTGCAGGACGAACTCTAAATGAATCTTCTGTTTTTATCCAACCTAAAGATTTACCACTATGAATTTCTGTATTAAAATAACGTAAAACATCATCCGTAAATATATCTGTTGCTTTAATTTTAAATTCAGCATGAGAATATTCACTGTTATAAAAATTATTAACTTCAGATTGATTAACTGTAAGCTTATCTAATGCTTCTCCAATTTTCATATTTTTACCTTAAAATAAACATTCACCAACTAAAATTAATAAATCTTGTTTCTCTTGCTTTAGTTTATCTAATTTAATTACTTTAACATCAGGATTATTATTTATAAACCATTTTGCTTCTTTTGTAGACCATCGATGTTTTCTAATAATTTCACCATCATCATCTAAAATAGCATAACTAAATGGAATCATATACCACCTTCCCAAACATTTTTTTTAGTTTCAATTGGATCTAACCATCGACTTTGATTTATGTAAGTCATAGGTGCCGGTGAAAATCCTTCCTTCCATTGCTTTGTCTTTTTCATTTCTTGAACATGACAAATTATATCATCTTTAATTTCATATAATTTTCTGTTATACCATTTTTCTTCACATTTAGCTTTAGCAACTTTTCTAATTGATGGGTATATTTCCCAAAATTCTTTAAATGAATTATCTATCTCACTAGAGATCTTTATTATCTTATCTCTTCTTATCTCTTCTCCTATATTATCACTATATAGTTTGTGTATAGGTTCTATATAATTTTCTTCATTAATCAACCAAGTCTTTAATTCTATTAACATTTTTTCTATAAAAGATATTGGTTTTCTTAATCTAAAAGCTATTTCTGGTATTGCTGGTAATTTTCCATTAGATTCACTAGCTAAACACCATATTTTTATCAAAGTAGCTTGCAGCGTATCATCCATCATCATAAAATCTGGATCATTTAATAAATCACGACCATATAATTTAAACCATTTCATATCTTCTTTATTCTTAAAATGTTGGTATTTATCCCAGTTCTTTACCCTCATCTTTAGCCCCTTTTACATAAGTTATTTGATTTTCAACCCACTTAGAACCGCCTAATTCTTTTAAAATAGGTTTATAATCTTTAGGTAATATAATTTTAACACTAGTCTTCTCTATCAATGATTTTGGACGACCAGCACCTATCCTAAAACCTCCTCTTTTTTTAGTTTCCATGATTTCCTTTCAATTAAAAACAAAACTATAATAACATGAAAAAAAGGGTTTACAAATCATTTTTTTTAAATTATTATCCAAATGTAAGTTTTATTAAATAGGAGAAAAGTATGCCCAATAGCAATTTTCAAGACGTTATAGATTTTCATAATAAATTTGGTTTGAAATATGATGGTAAACCAATTCCATTAGATAAACCAACACAAGCATATAGGGCACATTTTCTTGAAGAAGAAATGACTGAATTTATTACTAGTGCTAATTTAGATGATGTAGTAGGTATGGCTGATGCATTAGTTGATATTGTATACGTTGCTATGGGTACTGCATACATGATGGGTTTACCATGGCAGCAACTATGGGATGAAGTGCAGCGATCAAATATGGAAAAAATAAGAGCAACAGATGCACATCAATCTAAACGTAAAAATTCATTAGATGTAGTTAAACCTAATGGTTGGGTAGGACCTAACCTTGAAAGGATTATAAATGAAGCAAGCAGATAAATTTAAAAAAATATATTCTGATCTTTGGATAAAAGGTAAAAAATTTTCACCTAGAAATTTATTAACAATTGAACTTGAAAATTATCATACTGATTTTTTACCAGAACATCAATTTATAAATTTTGATTGTCGTAAATTAAATATTAATTATATTAAAAAAGAAATTCAATGGTATTTTAAAGGTGATTTAGCAGATTTAAGTATTTGTAATGAAGCCAAAATTTGGCAAAACTGTGTAACAAATGGAATTATTAATAGTAATTATGGTTATTATTTATTTAGTCAAGCTGGATTATCTTTTGTTGTAAATGAATTAAAAAGAGATCCTGATAGTAGACGTGGTTTAGTTTCTATATTTAATTCACATAAACATTTATTTTTAGATAATAAAGATGTACCTTGTACAGCAACTTTAGGATTTAGAATTCGAGATAATAAATTAAATATGACTGTCCACATGAGAAGTCAAGATGCTATTTATGGTTTAGGTAATGATTTACCATTTTTTAATTTATGTTGGGAAATAGTTTCTATTGCATTAAATGTACCACAGGGTAAATATCATCATTTTGTTGAATCATTTCACGTATATGAAAAACACTTTGGAATGCTGCAACACATAATTGGTGGTGACAAATTTACAAAAATAATTAGACCTAAAATATCTGAGGATGATGCAAAACAATTATTAAACGCTTTATATCCTCATGATGGTTCTGAATTTATGGTATGGTTAAATGATTAGACCTAATATAGATCAATATTTTTTAGCAATGTCTGTACTTGCTTCATCTCGTGGAACTTGTGCACGTAGAAAAGTAGGTTGCATTTTAATATCAATAGATAATCAAGTTTTATCAACTGGTTACAATGGTGTCCCATCTGGATTTAAACATTGTATAGATAGTCCTTGTGAAGGTGCAAATTATGCCCCAGGGGAAGGTTTAGATAAATGCGAGGCTATTCATGCAGAAATGAATGCTGTTATTAATTGTAGGGATATAAGGCAAATACATACAGCTTATTGTACGGATTCACCTTGTATACATTGTGTTAAAGTGCTATTAAATACGTCATGTAAACGTATAGTTTCTATAAAAAAATATGCCCATAATGACAAAAGTCATAAATTATGGTTAAAAAGTGGCCGAAAATGGGATATTTTAGAAAATAATTGAAAAAAAGTGTGTACAAATCAGAAATATAGGCCTAATATGTCTTTACCTTAACCCTTAGGAGAAATATTATGAGTATTAAAACAATGATTGTAACAGCAATAGCGTTTTGGGCTTATGTAGGATTATGCCTTTATGTAATGGGTAAATTGGCAGGAGCAATATAATGGAGCGACATTTAGATCCTGATGCTTATTTAGACGAAATGGATCGTCTTGACCAACAAGAACAAGAAGCGCAGCATAAACTTGATCAACAGGAGAAACACGATGACTAAATGGTTATGGTTGTTTATTTTTGTATTTTGGGGGTATATAATATGGCGAATGGTTTAAAACATATAGCTGAAATACTTAAACGTCTTAATGAAGAACTTAAATTAGATAACGATAAATGGGAGCAAGCAAATGGAAGATCTGATGTTTTACCAACAAGTGATGCAAGAACTGGAACAGAAAGAATATGCTGCGGCAAATGCAAAGGAGAATGTGAATGAGTAATGGTATTGTAAAAATTCATGGTAAAGAATATAAAACAGTAGCTTTAAGGGTTGCTGAATTTAGGGAAAAATATCCTAATTATTATTTAACAACAGAGATTGTAAAGATTGATGATGACCAATGTATTATTAAAGCCTATGTTGGCTTGCACAAAGATGATGGTTCAGTTCAAACATTTGCTACAGGCCATGCTCAAGAGTTCCGTAAATCATCTCAAATTAATGGCACTTCTTATGTGGAAAATTGTGAAACTAGTGCTATCGGTAGGGCTTTGGCTTGTCTTGGTATTGGTGGTACTGAGTTTGCTTCAGCTAATGAAGTTGTTAATGCTATTTATCAGCAAAATAACCCAGTTAAAGAAGAAGTTACTGAAGCTCAATTAACAGTTGCTAAAAATAATCTTTTAGAAGCTAGTAAAGCAGGCAAACTTAAAGAAACATTTTTTGGTTTAAAACCAGCAGTTCAAGAGTTATTGCGTGAATATGCTAATGAACTTAAAAAGTCTGCATGAGTCATTTAACTGATAATCGTAGGCATAATATAGTAACAGCATCTAATGCTTGGGCTTCTGTCAATGAAAGACAAAAGCTTTGGCGGCAGATGACGTTGCGTGAACCACCATTTGAAGGCAATGAAGCTACTGCATGGGGTAATTTACATGAAAAGGATGCTTTATCAGCTTTTGAAAAAGAAATGGGCGAAATATGTGAGCATGGTAATAAACTTATAGTGCATGATAGTTTGCCTATGGGTGCTAGTGCTGATGCTTACTTAAATGGTGATCCTGTAGAGTTTAAATGTCCTTTTAGCATGGAATTTTATGGTGACATACCAGAGCGCTATTATTGGCAAGTTCAAATGCAAATACATTGCTGCAAACGTGAGCAAGGATGGTTTAGCGTATGGACACCAAATGGCATTACAGTTGAATTAATAAAGAAAGATGATAAATGGCTTGACTGGTACATGCCTTTTCTGATAGAATTTATGGAGTTTGTAAATACAGATACAGAACCAACAAGATGGAAACGTAAACCAATTTATATTAAGGAGTAATATATGGCTGAATCATTTATACCTAAACCAGGCACTTGCAATCTTTTTCCTAATGATAAAAAAGTAGAA